GCATAAATATGTCCAATATTGACCATATTCTTATCTTTTATCATAAATAGAATCAAATTCTTATTGTATTTAACAGACTTGTTAACATCATTGGATAGTAATCCACAAGATGAGCATTGTTTTTTAGAAGTAAAGTTTCTATTTAATGAATTGTTCTGAGGGTTCTTCATTAGATATATAATCTTGATATTCAATGCTTCCTTGTTCTGTCATACCAGGATTGGTAAGTATGTGATGCATGCCAGCAAAGTAATCTGAAATGTGTTCTATTTCAGGCTTGCTGATTTTTGAGTCGCCATATTCTACGAAAGTAGCATTAGCTCCAAGCATGTTTTCAACAAGCTTAATCAGTTTAATAGTTGTAGTGAGATTAGATAAATCTTCGGGAGAAGATGTTATCATCATTGCCATTGTCATAATATCTTCCTTTCTTAAGTAAGATTGTTATTATTTTTATTATCTATAAAATATATTTAATATAGAATCAATTACTTCTTGAGACACAGATTGTAAATCATCGCCTACAATTAAAGCATGACCATAAATTGTAGAGTTATGATACGTATTAGTATATGTTCTATAAAGAACAGTAGCATCATGATTAACTTTAGAATAAGCTCCAAAGTCACTATATGATAAGATCATATATACTTGATCAGTAATCTTTATTTTGTATGTAGATTGATTTTGAAAAACGTAATCAATAACTTTATCGTAAGCTTCCAATAAAATGCAAGCAGATCCTTCAGAGGGAATAAATAAAGTTTCAATTTTATTTTGAAGATCAATCTCTTTTAAAAGAGTCAAATTATTTTCCTTTAGATTTAATATTTAAAGAAGAACTTTTGTTTTTAGGGTATATTTTTATATTAGGAGTATAAGATGAAGTAGAACCATCATAAGATACAGATCTCATAGCGCAATATGAAATATTCTTAGCTGGAACTTTTAACTTATAAACGTCCCATCCATTAGCACCGTTACGATAAATGGTATATTCAGTGGATCCATTACATTTTAAAGTATAATAAGAAACATTTTTAGAATTATTATACGGATGCCTGTAATATATATAAACAAATGTTTTATAAATTCCACTCACTTCGTGCAAAAGTGGAGGAAATACTGATTTAAGTATTTTCGGAATGGTAGTAGTAACCACAGGTGCTGAAGTAGTGGTGGTGGTAACAATTGGTGCTATAGAAGTAGTAGTTACAGGAACCGTAGTGGAAACAACGGGAACTGTAGTAGTATTTACTATAGGGATTGTAGTGGTAACTGGAACAGTGCTAGTGGTAACTGGGACTGTAGTGGTAGTGATTGGAAGTGTAGTTGTAGTTGTATTAGGAATATCTGTTGCAAATAAATGAGCAAAATCTAAACGAGGAATTGTTATGCCAGCATAAGAATCGTAGGCAGTTTTAGTTGTAGATTTAAAATCAGAAACAACTTTAGAAACAGATTGAATTCCAAACTTAGATCTGTAAACAGCAAAAGCTCCAACAACGAATGGTGTAGCCATTGAAGTGCCAGAAGCTGTTCCGTATGATGCTGCAGCCTTTGAAGAGTTAATAGCATAACCAGGGGCAGCTATTGTAGTGTGTTTGTTTATATTTGAAAAATTAGTAACAGTACTTGTGCCTGTATAAACAGCTGCTACAGAAACTGAAGAAGAAATGCATGCAGGAGCACTCATTCCATGGGAGTAATTATTACCTGCAGCAATTACTGTAGCTATATTTTTAGCTCTAAGATTTTCAATAGCAGTTGTCATTGAAGGAATGTAATCATCACAAGTATTTAAATATGTGATGTTACCACCTAAAGACATATTGATTGCAGCAATGTTGTAGGTATTAGAAATGGATAGTACCCAATTTAAAGCACGTGTAATGTCATTATCGTAAGCTGATCCAGTAGAATCAAATACGTTGATAGCAATGATATTAGATTCAGGGGCTACGCCATAAAAAGAAGAATTGTATCCAGCTACAATTCCGGCAACATGAGTGCCGTGCCAGTGAAATGGTTTAGCTGCTCCTGGACCAATCTGTTGATTTTTGCCATTAGGGCACAAGGCTGAAAAACAAGCTTCTAAAGCAACTCTGTTTTGGAAAAAAGGGTGAGAAGCTTCTATGCCAGTATCAATGATAACGGTATAAATATCTTTACCACGATACTGTGATTCAAAAGGAATGTTACCAGAAATAAAAGGTATTGAAGTGTTTAGTGAATAACTAAACTTAACACGAGAAGTTGCAGGAGCAACGTCATAAGTTTTATATTGAGCTTGTGCTGGACTGTATATGAATATACTAGAAATTAAAGCAGCAGAAAGCACAAAATGCTTAAGCTTAAAAGACATGATTTTTCCATTTCATATAAAGTATATAAATAGATAATAATTAATAAATATCTTTTTTTTGTATTTACTAAAAATTAAAAGTTTCTTTTACTAGATATTTTGTTTTGTAGCCATTTAGGCTTAGGATTATTTTCGTAGTAACGAGAGATAATTTGACTAGCCATACCCTTGGTCATGTCAGTAGTGATAGGTATACCAATGCGCTTTAGTAACTTTTGCTGAGAATCTGTTGGAGCATCTGCTCTCCATGTAGCAGAAGAGTCCAGCAAAGACACAGAGGATGCTCTGTTAGATTGTATCCATCTATCTGAACGAGCAAAAGCATCGCGCATATCAGAAGTAATACCCAAAACTCTAGTAGACTTTTGGTGATTATCATGTATGGTAACATTCCAACGACCAAGGGTATCACATTTAATGCGCATAGATTCAGTATTGTTTAGCCCAAGATGAAATTCATCTTCTGCTATTTCTGCCCAAACTAACTTTGAGTATTCTAACACTACAGGGTTAGGAGGAGGAGGCATGAATAGATTAATGCGAGTATATGCTGTATCAATATCATCTGGATTAAGAACACGAACAGCTTCGCCTGGACAATACGATTCAAGTTCTTCAAACTTTTTAGCGACGTCGGTTAAACTTTGTCCTCGTAAATCGAAGTCTGGTGGCATTCCTAATAAAGTAGGAAGGCCAATAGGCTTCTTTCCTTTTGTGGTGTCTGCAATATCTATAATTATACAATGCTCTTTACCCTCAAATAAACGAGTGCCTCTTCCAACTATCTGAGTATATAGAAGGGTACTTCGTGTGGGTTTGGCTAATATGATAGCTTCTAATGAGGGCTCATCAAAGCCTTCAGTCAAAACGCCAACATTTACAATAACGGAAATCTGACCCTTTGCAAACTGAGCAAGGATCTTTTCTCGTTCTTCTCGTGGTGTTGAACCAACGATTACGGCCGTTTCTACCGACGCTTGCCTAAAGGATATGGCCAAGTTTTCGGCGTGTCTGACGCCGGATGCGAATACAAGGGCTTTTTTAGCCATTGCCAGATTGCGATAGGCAGCGACAACATAAGCATTACGCTCAGGGTTATCAATTTTCTCTTCCAATTGCGATTGACTATATTCGCCATTTTGGATCTCCACTTCTGAAATGTCGGTACTTGTTTTTACTCTGTATCCAATAAGTGGAGCTAACCATCCGTCTTGGATAAGATCTTGTATTGTTCTATAGTAGACTATTTCGTCAAAGACATCAATTAGTCTAGTAGAATCTGATCTTTGGGGTGTAGCTGTAACACCCAATAAAAAATCAGGAGAAAAATAATCAATAATTCTTCTATAAGATGGAGCAGCAGCATGGTGAGCTTCATCTATAACAATTGATTTAAAATAATCTTTAGGATATTCTTCAATACGAGGAGTATTGTTTCTACCTAAAGTAGCAACGCTGGCAACGACTACGTCTACTTTGCCAGCTTTACGATCAGCTTGTTCAATCTCTACAGTAAGATTAGGATTTGAAGCTAGGATTTTAGACCTAGCTTGTTCTAATAATTCAGACCTATGAGCCAATACTAACATTGGCAATGTGTCTGGTTTAATTATAGGAAGCTGTGAAAATATAACAGTTTTTCCTGCACCAGTTGGAAGCACAACTAGTTGTTTAGAAATACCATTATTGGCATTTAAAACAACAGCGTCAAGAGCTTCTTGTTGATACGGTCGCAGTATAAGGGTCATATTTTAAAATCCAAACAGGTCACATTCTCCGAAGAATGGTTCGAAGGTAAATTTATCTTCTAGTTCTTTGTAATCAAACAATTCTAGTTTACCACAGACAAGAGTGTCTGCGTCTTTAATACATACTAAAGATTCAGTAAAATGAAAATGTTCTTTGTCTAGAACATTAATAAGTGGGGTCATAATTTTCCTTAAACTAAAAACGAAGCAGGTCGTTTTCGTAGGTTTTCTTTGTTAACAATTTCATATACCATATCATTATCATCAAAATAAGCAAGAACATCGTCAATATGAAAAGGACCAGTATTTTCTACATGCGAGAAAATATAAAAAAGTTCCAACATATCTCCAGCAGCAGTAACAGCAGCTTCGTCTTCTTTGAGTATAGACATCATATGAGATTGATCGTAATCAAATACTACTTCATTACCATCTTCAATTTTATAAGGTAAAGTATATATAAAACAAAAATCAGGAGATACAAAAGTCATGTTCATGGCATCTTGTTTAGAGTTATCGTCTTGAGGGTTTCTGATTACAGTATCTGTAATTACAATAAACAATTCAGAACGAATAGATACAGGAAGAAATAATATTTCACAAAGAGATTGATATAGATCTTCTTTACCAGAAACTGGTCGAGAAGTAACAATAGCTGAAAGTTCTTTGTCACAATTAAAAATTACAACAGTAGCAGAAAAAGTATTTGGACCAGTTGATTTAATTACTTGAGAAAAGAATTTAGAAGATTTATTTACTTGAGACCAAGCATCGGAAAGTATAGAAGAAGTTTTTTGATTAAAGTCTTCTGAGTTAGTGAATTTAAAATTATTGTCTTTATCAGACATAGAATCTCCAATTTAAAATATTAAACTAAAATACAAAAGGAGTATCTGGGGACATTACTATCCCCAGATACTCCAATTTTATACTTACTAAAATTCAGCTTTGAGTCTGCGTACAGGAGCAAGTGCTTCATTATTAGTAAACACAATAGGTGAGAATGACGCATGATGGTTTTGATATTCAAGTACATCGTCAAAGACGTGTTCTGTGCCATCAGGATCAGTATAAAGCCACTTATTATGTCTAAAAGTTTTGATCTTATACTCATTGTCTTCGTATTGCATGATTACACGCTTACCAATGCCGTAGTGAATGAGAGCTTTCTCAAGATACGGATATACGGTGCGGTTCATAACAATTTGGTCAGACAATTTACCTGAACTAGTAGGCTCTTTAATGCTTGAGCAATACAAGGCAAGTACAAAATCATGTTGGTCTTCGACGCGTTCAAATGAATTGATTGCATCGACAACAAACTTGTACAAGTAGTCCCATTCTTCACGTTTTATCGAACCAACAGTTTGAACAAATTCATTACTGTTAGTATTATAAATGTTCATACGGAACTTACGTAGTATGGGACCAGCGTGAAAGTACAAGCGTTCAGCAAGAGCTTGAATAGTCGGAGACAATTCAATATTCTCTTGAGAATACTTGGTGACACGTTCTACATACATTGCATTGTAGTGCTTGCAGAGGTTATTCAAATGAGTAAGTGTACCTTCGTAGGTTTCTACTTCAGGATGCTTACGAGCAAGATTCTTAAAGCGACCAAACCATAGATCATGATCTATTGGACGGCCGGAGTTAAGAACTTCTTGAATAATAGTTTCTGCTTCAGCATCAATAGCTTGACGATCACGAGGATCGGAAGTTTGAGTGCATCCGTCAATAGCAGATTCTAAAGAACATACTTGAACTGGACGATGTTTTCCAAGTGTGGAAGAGTGGAGCATTGAGCCGTTTACAAAACGACCAACGTTACCACCCATCATCGCAGTATCAATGTCTGCCATAACATCTGCTACAGAATAAATGGCTTCTGTCTTACGAACAGGTAATGGGTTATGATCACTTGGTAAACCAAGGTATTTAACCTGATCGGTACGAATTGCATGAGACAATCGAACTGGCCAGTTACGACCATTTACTTCAGGAAAACTAATTACTTCGCCATTAGCCTTAGACCAAGTAGGATACCATTCGTCTTCAACATAGTTAAGAATGGTGTATTCACCATAGCCATTAGGAGAACGAGCGATAACAACTACTTTTTGACCGTCTTGAGTACCACCGGTAAGTGTACGGTAGAACAACTTGAAGAAGTCGTCTTCATCATGACCGCCATGGCTCTCGTACATCTCGAGCCAGTCAAAGTCATTTACAACGTGAACACCGATATCATTGAGTCGACGAATTGTACCTTCTTCAACTTCAATGTCCCATCCTCCCATACGTGCTAACGATTCAGGAATGACTTGCTCGTAAACACTGCATGGAATAGGAATACGGTTTTCAAGTGGCTTTGCGTGTGAGATAGCAAGAGTTTTGAACAACCACGGAGAATCCGTAATTGATAATCCCATACTAGCCCAACGATAGCCAACGTATCCGATGCGAGCTTGAGCTTCTACATCTTCTACTTCTTTATTGTCACGTGAGAATTGACGAACAAAATATGATTTCCAGTTGGTGAGAAGACGTCCATTGACTGCGTCTTGGAACATCTTTTCATAATCTTCCTTAAGCCACATTTCCATGTCAGCTTTGCGGAACAACTTTGGAAAGTTGATAACAGTCTGATCATCTGTAACTACACGGGACTTAGGCCCTTGAGGTTCTGCGATAAGACGAAATCCACCAGAGTAAGCAAGTTCTTTCTTAACGTTGTCACGAGTTGAAAGAATATCAACGCCTTCTGGAAGATTATCGGAAACAATAAAGTTGCCTTTAATCATTCCATCTTCAAATAGAAGTCGACCATTAAATACGCGAGATTCAATTAGAAATCTGCGAAGGTCTGCTTGAATTTTAGGATCGTAGTATACGTCATTTTGATCTTCTGAATTACCAGAGTCATAGATAGGCATTGCTTCTACGGCTTTACGAATAAGACGTGAAGAAACAATGAAACCACCATCAAGAAGTCGAGGTGTAGCTTGTTCTACCCATTCTGCCCAACCAGATTCAAAGTTGAAACGTGTATAGTCAGTAGGGTTAACCCATTGAATATTAACATTATCAAAATGAGCATTGATTAGAGCTGCACGGTGTACGGTCTTGAGACGCTTGGAGGTCTTGCCTCCACCTTTGACTTTGTATCCAGACTTAGTAATTGCTGAAAGCCATCCGTTGGATCCCTTGAGGGAAACAGCAACAATCTTGTTTTTGTCAACTAAAGCATATTCGACTGAAGGATGAGAAATAATCTTTTCAACTTCAGCACGATCGAATACATTGGTAGGTACAGGCATTGTTGCTACACGAAACTGAGAAGCATCAACGCTCTCCATTAGCTCACGCATGATACCAATGTCGTAGAATCCGATTTGATAGTCGTTAGTAGAACGCAATGGAGCATCCCTAAATGCTTTCATGCGTACTGTTGGTCGGTATGTGTTAAAGTTCATAATCCCTCCTTAGGATTAATCATTGATCCCTTTTTTTGTATAAACTATTGCCTTGTTAAAAAAATAGTTTACACAATTAGAATATTTGATACTTGTATGTGTGAGTGCCAGCTGTTATATTTTCGAAGCCAGGCTGGCGCTGGTTCTTTTCAGGTATATAACTAAACCTGTTCTTAGCATAACTAAGAAAATTGAATAACGGGGTAACCCACATGTGGGTTCCTCATTATTTAAATGGGTTGTTGGGAATTTGTATTTCTTCTTTTTCGCCATCAATATAAATAAAAGATGGACGATCAGGAACGAGATTGTAATGTGCTTGGTAAGCAATAGCATGATAATGGCTTAAGAATATCTTAACAGCAAACCTACGGGCTTGAGCATCTATCTGTTCTTGAGGAAGTTTTCCCAGAGATAGAGTATCAATGTTCAGTCTATTTTTTGAACTTACATTGTCAAGAAGTTCATAAGCTTTATCAGCATACATTAGGTTATTATTATTTTCAGTTCGTCTTACCTGATCTTGTAAATACAGGTGTCCATAAAAGCACTTGGAACGATTAGCATATTTTGAAAAATTTAAACCAATTTTCCAACAGATGTTTTTAAGTTCACCGTTGTATGCTGCCTTGCCATTGTCTTGTGAAGTTGGGTCAAAGCCAGCGTACCGCCAGAGAGCGCCAGCTGTGTTAGCTTTGGTGATGTCAATATGGGACATAATGCCTGCAGTAAGTACTGGGCCAAGACCATATTGGTTAATGCACCATTCGCCAACAACTGAAGCTGTTGAATAGTTGGTGAGTGGACGCTTAATTATAGCATCTACCGAATCAAGCGAGTCGAGCATAAGCTCGACAAGCTCGATATCATCTTCGTCTTTAAGAAGATTTTCGATAGAAGCTTTAGCCTCTTGAATCTTGTAATAAGAAGCTACGATTTTGCGGACAGAATTGTTATCTAAATTGGACATGATACTATTCCTTTATATAATATAAATTATGAAGCTTTTTTTATGAAGCTTTTTTATAAGCCTTGTACTTGGTTGTTGCCTTACGGCTAATCCAAATTGGTGCGGTAATAACTCTACCGGTACCATATGCAACTTTAGCCAAATCACCGGCAAGTTCTTTGCCTTTTTGTGATTTTTGTTTAGCTACAATTTTGATATGCTCTGTACGAGGAATGCCAAGAGTCTGAGCTTTGGCACTGTCGTAGTTCCAATGAAGGAAAGCATAGCCTGGGATTGACAGCACAGTTGAAATCATGGCTGCACCCAAAGCAATTAAACCTGCTGCACCAAATGCAATGCCCAAAATAAATGAAATTAACACGGATACTGCCATGTTAAACCATTTATATTTGTGTGCATTTTGTCGCCAGCCAGAAAAGTTAGCAGCAAACATCATTTCGACAATAGTTGAAGAGATTGCTAGCATCATCATCATCATGAACATTGTTTATTCTCCTATGTAAATATATAGTCTTTGGTTTTGTAGATACTATGGTTTTGTTTTTTGATTAAGTTTTTGTTGTTTTTTCTTTTCTCTATATTCAGCTGGGCCAATTAAAATATAAGTAAATAAAACTATACCAGCAATAGAGGCAACAATAATGTCAAAGATAAGTACGGCCATTATAACGGTTAATCCTTTCTAGTGTTCCCTTCTTTTTTGTACGAACAAAAAAAGATGATATGAATACAAAAGGGCCGGACTCTTGCGAGCCCGACCCTAAAGTACCGTGGTTTTAATTTCTTAAAGTATATTGACTATTAGTTAGTCAACATTACCCAGAGATCAATCATTTTAGTCTTCTCATTGAACTGCGATGCAGTCGCAATGCGAAGGTTGTCTTTTGCAGCTCGTCCTGTCAGAGATGCTCTGAGTGAGGCAAGCTGCTTTTGGTTTGTTACTGGAATGTTCACATGTGCCCATTCATTTCTGTTTGTAAGCAAAGTGCTATACAGCTCAGAGATAACTGGATTGCGACGCCGGCCTTTACCAGAGTTTACTGGTGGTTCACCTTTGATGAACGTCAGTAGCTTGGTTGGTTCGGCAATTGCAAACTTACGTGGATTCCGATTGACTTGAGTCTCGATGCTCTCGATAATAGCCATGATATGCTCCTTGTATGAATCGACAATTGTCAATGTTTTTTATGAACCTAAAAGGTTCTTATACTCCAGTTGCCAAGTCTTCCTGAAGTGTTGTGTAGAATCCAGCTAGCAAATAAAGCATTTGCTTCTGGATTATACAAGTCTGTTGGTTCATAGCCTGTATAATCTCTTAATGTACGGAACCATGACGAGTTGATCTGCAAGAGACCATTGTCATAAGTTCCATTGGAGTTTAAAGTCCATGTAATTTTGCCATTTTTAAATTTAGCATTTACAGCACCGGGATTGCATCGTGATTCACGGTATGCTATGTAAGAGAATACTTTTACAGGAAGATTATACTTTCTGAAAAGATCTTCATATCTTGGACAGTATAAAGATTTATCAGTAGGAAGGTTTACTGAATAAGTATTCTTGTAATAAGGTTTAACCTTATCTGATACTAAGCATGGCCATGGTTCATATCCAAGTGGTTTCTTATTATAGCGAATATTCTTATAAAGAATAGGATCGCCATTTCCAGAAATTCTCTTAGTAATGACAGTCTTGTAGCCAAGATTAGCAATACGGTTAGCTATGAGAACTTGTTCATGTTTAGTGGCCTTGTCAGGAGATGGAGCAAATTGCTCCCCACCGTACATTTCCCACATTCCCATATCAGTATCGCCAAATTGGGCTTGATGATGTATGGCTAAACCTCCGGCATATTGACCGGATTTAGACCAATCTATTTGGGTAACAGATTTTCCTGTTTCACAGGATGCAATTTGTTCCCAGTGTTTAGTTGGTGCCCCCATCTTAAATGACACTTTTTGCCATGTTCCTGCCTGAGCAGGAGAGCTGGGTAGTGCAATAGAGATGAGGATAATAAATGGTAATAATATATTTCGTATGTTGCGCATGGTATCGCTCCTTTCGTGTGGGTTTGAGACTTAAGTCTCATTAGCAAACGCGCAGGTTGCGAAACCGAAGATGCACGGACACAACGAATTGTCCGTAGCAGTGGCAGGATTGCCTCTCCGACTTCGTAGATATAACTATCTATTTGGGTTGGGGATGTTACCCCTGCCCGTTGCAAGCGGGCATTACATATTGTATCACATAGTTGATAGTATTAGTGGTTTTTAAACTTAACAGTTTATTCCTCCAGTGTGTTACCAGACAGGATATTATTTAATATAATATTTTGCTGTTTTAATTCTAAGTTAAGATCTTTGATCTCAGCAGATAAAACATCGACCATCTTAGCGATGAGTAGAGTAGCTTTATACTGCTTGTCCAGAAGGATGGCAATATCATACGATGATTTTGACTTTTTCATGACAACCTAGAAAATCTGGTGTGAACGGAAAATGGAATACATTTCTTAAAAGTAGTATCCCGAGAAACTGTTGGGACAATTCCCCGGGATACTGCAAAGACATTGTACTCCTGCGCTTAGCAATAAATTAATTGCATTTTATAAATAGTAACAGCTTTTAAAGTATTACTTAGCTTTGGTAATTATATTTGCGTAGATGCGTCAAGTGTCATGCTGCCACTGCTGCTGCTGTTAACAGCGTTAGTGCCAGATGGATTAACTTTATATACGCCTCTACGAACTTGAGAGAATCTAGAAGAATTCTTTCGCATGTAGATGTAAACGTTTTGAACAGTGCAGCCAATTTCTGTTGCAAGTTGAGCAACAGTGATTTCAGTTCCGTTGCTGTACTTGGTATTGATGAGCTGTTCAATAGCATTTGTTTTTCCTCTTGGCATTTTGGTACTCCTCTATGAGGTTGTTGATGTTAATAAGATATATAAAGATATATAGCTACAAGTGTTAAATGTAGATGATATCAGAAATATCTGAAGTTTTTCAGATACCATCATTACAAGTCATATATATTATATAGTATTAAAAACCTCAAAGGTGTATAAAATACGAGGTTTAACAAAAAATAGGATTTAGAGGACAATTCCTTTGGCTTCGCACAAGGCGGGAAGAGACTGAGACATGTTACCAAAGGCTTGAGACAGAGTATCAAATCCTTGGATTAAAGATCTCAAATCCTTAACGTTATCTTGTACGATAGGAATTGTAATTAAACAATCATAATATGATGTATATGTTTCGTGAAAGATTCTCAAGTTCTCAAAGAACTGAGCCTCTAGCTCAGCTAGAGATGTTTGTGGGTTTTGTTTAGGAAGAATACTCTTACCCCTTTTTAAAATAAAATGGTTGGAAAAACCATCCCTCAGTAAGATGGGGGGCACCTTACTGAGAGATGGTTAGGTTAGCTCTAGATCAAGCTTAACTACTTGATAGGAGCTAAATGATAAAGGAGGGTATATATCCAGCTCAGCTTGGATCTTGAAGCGTAACTTTTTCCTTGTTTTTTGATGTACTATGACTTTCGATCATATCTAGTATATCATCAATTCTTTGAATAGACGATTGAATTCTAGTATGGTCTTCTTTAGTTATAGTGTTGGTCAAATCAAGGTTTAGATAGTTTCTTAGGGTAGATTGTTGAGCTAACAGTGACTTATTAAGAATGTCTAAGTTGATTGGATCATCGAGGATCTCGCTGATAATATTGTTCATTATATCTCTTTTCATGCCAAATCCGGCGATTAATTTTTTTTTCAATTAGAAGGGATCATCTGTATGATCAATGATATTGGGATGGGCTAGAAGAGCTTTATTAAGCTTATCTCTAGCTGGCTTTAGTTCTTTGCTATACCATTCTAACTCAAGGTCTAGATAATTAGAAAGGTTGTCACCTGATTCTAAGATCCAGTCTGCTGGAGCAAATGAGTTAGCAGCGTATAGGAGATCTAACGCTAGGGCTCGCCAGTCTACGGCTGGCTCGCCGGGCAAATCATTAATATTATGTTCTTGCATATTGATATGTTTCTGTGTGTAGTACACCACGTATGGCGTAGGTGAATAAGGCTATTAGTGCTAGGGCTAGAGAAGCTTGGATATACATGCCAGCTACCATAAGAGATATGATAAGGCCGGCAGAATAAAAGCTCTCTAATGCCCAATAGGATACTAAGACTTTCCTAGGAGTATCTTTAGACTTAATACGGTTAATAACCTTGGCTGTAGTACGGCCTATGTGCTTAAGTAGTCGTTTCATAGATAGCTCCTATATCAGTGTTCTATCACATTGTATTCATAGCTTGATTAAGCATTTATAATACTTGTGTAGAGAGGGATTGTAGTGGTTGGTGGTGGGGACTAGTGGGGGATAGAGGTTATGGGCTATACAGGTTTGTATGCTTTGTATGCTTTGTATATGGGTACCCCTGCGCGAGGGTCTACCTTATTGGGTTTTATTAACAAAAAGGATCAAGGATTGGTCTTATAGTTACCCTAAAGGTATACTATCGCTATCCTATTTATGTATATACCATAGGTAAGTAAAGCATTATTTGATTGCGGCGATTCTCGCCCTAGGAATAAAAAATATAATATTTTAACTAGGGACATACGAAAAGCCGGAGTAGGTAACCACTATACCTACAACCGGCTTCTCAGTCCGCATATTACTCAAATAGGGAGATTTACATTGTACAATCTTTTAAAGTCTCGACGCATGGGATGCAGGGCTGATTCTGTTCCATGTGTCGTGTACATTGGGCCTTGGATTGTAGAGGGGGGAACAATCTTGTATACGCCCGACTTAGCTCTTTCAACTTGAAATCCTAACCGGAGTAGTTCCGATAGGATCTTCTTCATCGTAGATGATTGGTGTTGCCGAGTCATGTCTATTATTTCTCCTTGTATGAGTTGTCTGCTTAGACCATATAACTATATCAGTTGTATTGCCGGCGATCAACTCGTAGGACAAATTATGACGGCTCGAATACCGCTCTTAAAACAAAGTTTAAATTGCGGCGATTCTCGCCTTATAGAAAAAAATAAAAAGGCATGTTATATACCACAGAGGATACATAACAATGCCTGATTAAATTTTTGTTGGTACCGTTAATTATCGTTACCAAAGCTATGTTCTTTAACAAACATTACTCTATTACGTTGAATTGCTTTATCGAGACAATCGTCACAGATAATTGCTTGGTATTCATTCATATCGAAGTTAGAACCATAGCCAGCTACTATGTACATATATGCAGCACTATCTAAGTTGTTTGTAGCTCCACTTTCAATTAGGTCTTCTGGCCATAAATGAATGATTGCCTTCTCACACAGTATGCATGGTGTAAGTTCTTGCCGGCTAGTCATTAATATTCTCCTTTGTACGAATAAAAAAAGTATTATTATATATGTTTATCTATGTATAGTGCGTCTAAATGGATTCGAACCATTATAATATTAAGTCTGTACTTTAGCCAACGGCACTTTTCGAGAGCAATAATACCGATTACCTATCGACGCTTAGCCTTTTTATGTTGTCAATGCTAAGGACAAGCTTTAAAAATATTTATAATGTGCGTTTATTATACTGTATGCGCACCCCACAGTTGGTGGTTACCGAAGTTTAGAAGGGATCTTCTTCGGTTTCTGTTGCCGTAATGACAGCTGAAGTTTGTTCAGCACGTGCTGAGTTGCTCCAGAGGTCACAGGAAACGATTTCGTTCTGCACTGAGAGTGAGAAACGGCCACAAGGAGCGTTTACTGGGTCATAGACGTTTTGAGGTGTCTTTGAACCGTTCTTCTCAACCTTGATACGCTGTTGTGAGCCAGACCAGTTGGTGACCCATTGACGTGACAGGGCAAGAAGTTCTTTGCGCTTCTCTTCTGCTTCTTTGACTTTTGCTTGAGGAAGATCAGAAATCTTTTGGCTGAGCACATGTGCTTCAAGGCGAAGAGCATAGACACGCTGGAACGTTTGAACAGAAGCGTCAACAAGGTTCAAGAAACCCTGATTGGTACGCGACTTTTCACGTTCGGTTGTGCCAAGCTCGAAGCTGGTCATTGGAACACCTGTTTGGTGTTGGTATGCAGCAACAATGCGACCAGGATTCTCAATAGAACCTGTTACATCGATTGCACCAGCAGCTTTGAACGCGTTGATGGCATGCTTGATACCTTCTTCGTTAGCACCAAACTGTTGGAAGAACAACGGCATACCAGCAGAGTAGTTCATACCCATTGCTGTAAGGCTGTCTTCAAACTTCTGACGCTCGATGACACTACCGCCATCTTGTGCAAATGCATGCAAAAGATCTACGATGCTCATTGAGTTGCCGTCGATGTTAACGCTCAAATCAAGCTTGACTGGATTCATCACACCAGTGACAAGGAGGTATTCCTTACCAGTGTATGGTGAAGATTGGCGAAGAACTGAAAGACGTGACAAGTTAGCTTCACGAAGGGTTACTTCTGCAGGAACTTCAACTCCATTAATTGAACCAGTGAACTTGACTGTCTTGCCAAGTGTAAGGCTCTGTGTGCGAGCTGTTGATTGCAAGCTGTCGATGTTCTTTGCAATTGCTGAGAAGAGGTCACCTGAGAGACCGAACTTGTTGAGGATGGATGGGTTGGACATGTATATCTCCTATATAATATAATTTTGAATAATTGTGAATAATTTTGAATAAAGGTATATCTGAGGTATACCCTTCTTTTTGCTTATACCGCAGTGTTAGGCTGTGGCGTATCTGAGTCAGAAGTATTTTCAACTTCAGCAGGACGAACTTCGCGATAACCTTCTGCAATTGCACCGGTGATACTGCGTGTGAGATCACTGGTTTTAGAAGGCGTTACTTTGATTGCGTCTACCGTTTTACCGGTAATGCTGGTTGTTGCTGAGATGGTCTTTGCGGTTAATTTGCCGAAAAGCTTTGCTGTTTTTTCTGTTGTGGACATAATTTTCCTTTATGTAGTTATTGGGTGTCTGTGTTTTTTCCTGGAATTATTAGTTCTAGGATATCTGTGATAAAATCTATTAACCAATCAAACATTTGCTATTTCCTTTCCCTTCTTTTTTGTAGTTACTGTCTGAAAAAGCACTTTAGAAGTTAAAAAGAAAAAACAAATACATTGGTCAATCACGCCATCTCTGTGGAATGTACTGACCAATGTTATTGCTTTTGTTTATATTAATGATTATGTAGATTGTTGCAAGGAAAGCGTAATTACATACGAATCCGAGTACAAACATTGTCATTATGCTGATTCCATTTCTGCTATTTTAATGCTATTGTTGTACCATTCAACTAGTGTGTTACCTATTTTTCCGTAGCGGGTAATTTTTTCGTTGTAGCCGGCGCAATCAATAAAGTATTGAGCACCATCCATAATCTCAATGTTAACTTCACCATGAGTAGTATGATCAATAATCATAAGAGCGTTTAGATTCATGTCTAGGCGAATGTAAGCTTGACCACCGTTGTAGTGATAAAGTCTATATTCTGCTGCAGCAAGGTCAATAAGTTCCAATGATTGTAGAAATGTAATCTTATTCATTATATTCTCCCTTTTTAAGTACAGGTGCGTTGTTAATTTCTTTTACGTATTTAGAAGTATTGTTAAAGGTTGCTAAAGGAACATTTTTTAGAACATTAGCAGTTGTTTTAGTGATTTGCCAAATGCCAATACCTGTAGCATATAATACAGTTGACAGAACAATGAACGGTGCACCAATTGTGTATTGTGCAGTTTTTTTGGCATTAACTTTGATTTTTTCATCGTTAATAATATACATGTTTATTTACCTTTTCTTGATATGAGTTTGTTGCCGGCAAAGTAACCGATAACGAAACATATGGTTGTTATAAGGATTGATATATTTTTCTTAGAGTTATTCATTTTGCCTTTCTGGGTTTAGAAGAATAATAATGACACTCAGTGTGAATGGCTGGCCGATAAAAAATCAACCAACCATCCACAACTGGGAGGTGTCATGCAGAGATAGGGAGCAGTTATTGACAATGTCATGCTCAGGACATTTTCTTAAGTCTGACAGAAGACTCAGTTTCGACTGTCAGCTAGAGATATAATCAATCTCTAAGACTTATCTCCAGGAACCGGTCTCGATCATTTCGAGAATGTTTCCACGAGGCTCAAGGTAGAGATCACCAGCCGGCGAAATCCAACGAATGATATCTAAGTTAGAAACAATGCTACTTGCTTCATTAAGTTTTGTAATAGTGTCATTGATAAGGTCTGAAAGTTTGGTACTGGACATGGTATAGCTCCTCCTTGGAACACTTTTGGGTTTAGCACCCTTCTTTTTCGATAGAATTCTCTTTTGTATAAACAAATTTGAGGTCTAGTTCAAAAAAAGGGGGGGTCCTAGTAGACTCGCACTTGTGGTACGAATCTACTAGGACAGTAAACAAGAGTTGGTTAGGACAAGACGTCGTCACCGATGTCGTCACCGAGCAAAGCTTGAAGCTCAGCAGAGATGGACATTGTGGACTTGACGATTGTCAACTCGGATACGCCATCAGCCCAGACCGAAGCCTGGAACTCTTGGACTTGCTCTCCATCACGGTTGATGTAAGAGTTCATCTTTGGCTCGGTGATAACGATGTCGTCACAAGCAAGAGCAAGTTTGAGACCGCTCCGTTTAGCCAAGTTGAAGGCCTTGGTTACGGCATCGAGTTGGTTCTCGAAGATTGTCATCGTGAGCTTGTCAGCCTGTGATGCGTTCTTCTCGTCGAGGATAGCCTTGGATACGCCAACAAGGCAAGTGTAGAACTGAGTTCCGTCCTTCTTGGTGTTGACTTTTGGTTGAGTGTTGATGAAGATGAGTTTTGATGACATGATAGACCTCCTAGGTCATAGTGAATAGTTATTATGGATGAGGTAATCACCCTTCTTTTTAGACAATAAGTCCAGTTTAGAAGAGTATCTTGGGCATGTTATAGATTAAACACGCACTAAAGAGGTTTTAGAAGCAATATAATATTTGCGTCTATAGTCTCTATATTGAGTTCAGTGCTCGGATGAACCAATCAATTGGCTGCTTGGGGCTCTTTGCACTGAATGTGTACAACCACTGGTCGTGATTGGCTTTGGGATACTGACGCTTGGCAACATATGAGTAATAAGCCAGTGCCAGTATCTTACGGTTCATGTAGTCGACACCCTTGTCTGGGTTGTTGTCGATACGAGTGAACAGATCACACAGGTAATCTACCCATGCTTCTGCAGTCATGATGCGACGCTTGGCTGTGATCTTTTGGTGTTCTTGAGCTGCATTGAGCAGTTCTTCTTCTGTCCATTGGATATCGAACAGCACCTTGGGCTCAGCAAGCGTTGCATTGAGATGATCTGACATCTGAGAAACAGTGGTTCGCACCAGCATTTCTCGTTGGATGTGCATCTGACACCATGGTGACTCTTCGACCGTAGTTGTCTTGAGTTCCTTAGAGTGCACTTCTGGCATACGAGTTACCATCCAGAACAAGTCCATCTTTGTACCGTTGAGACCATTTGTTTCACGGATTTGGCGATATAGTTTGCCAACCCATTGTGAAATGAGCTTTACGTCCGCAACAGTTGCAAGTCCTTGTTCGATACCGTCAATGATCTCTTCGTTACGAGCAACAGGATCTTTGATGTATTCGTTGATCAGAGCATGCCAAAGGATCTTGGGCAATACTGCAGAACCAACTCCACCAGGGAATGCAAGTGCTACGAGTCGGCTACGTCCTTCATCCCCCAGAGAATACTCAGGGTTGATTTTCAGAGTAGAGCTACCAGGAAGGGTTCCGGGAACAACCAAATTGTTCTCTTCTAGGTACGAAGATTGAGGAACAGCCATAAACAGCTCCTCATAATCGATGACGGGTGGGAATGCAGTATACCGATGGAACACTGGACCATAGTTCTCGATTGGAATCATAGACCATTCGCCAAAGTCATTTGGGTTACGGAGGATGAATGCCATGAGCTTGATGTTTCCATCAGGGAAACGAACTAGTCGGACATGGATCTTCCATGTATCGTCCAGGTCATCTCCACCATGGTTGATGTGGTTCTTCTCGAAGTACTTACCAGGTACCGCAAAGCAGTGTGTCTTCTTATGGTAGTATCCACAGTCATTGTACACTTGCTTGAACCCAAAGATCTCAAGAGCTTCCTGAGTCATAACGTGAGTTGCATAGGCCCATTCCACCGGGAACCAGTGGTACTGCTTATGCCTCCATACATTACCGATGCCTTCTTCTTGTTCGCTGGCACCAAGGAATGACCTCTTGAGACCATTGACCGTCAACCAGCGTAGAGTTTGTGTTGCATCGAACGGGATTCCAGCTTGGTCAAGATCACGAACAGCCTTTTGCACAATCTCAAGTGTAGATACAGGCCGACGAAATTCATCTTCCTCGCTATCTTGGTATTGCGCTACAGCATTATTGTTATCTACCAAGGTGGTCATGAACTTGAATTGTTTACCTTCTGCAAGGTCAACCTTTGCTTGTTCAAGCGTACCGATGAGGCCACGAATGACGTCATCTTGAGTGTACAGACCTTTGACTTTCTGATAGATAGCCATGGTAAGGTCATCGCTCTTGACAGGGATTGCCGAGTACGACGGTTCGATTGTAGCAAACTGCCATCCCTTAGTGCAGATCTCAGGCTTGATATTGGGACCAAAGGTCTTGATATCGTACCCGTCCATCATTTTATCCGGGAGAACTAGAGCATTGCCCTTGATTAACCCATCCTTCATGAGGACTCGAATCTGAACTACTGATGTTTGACCATCAAGGACCAGTGCAATTTGCTTGTTGATCCATTCTCGTGATGCACGATGGTTACTTACAATGCAGCGTATAGCAAAGCTTTGGCTGATTGCGGAGATTCCATCTACATCACTATCGATGTACCCAAGATTGAGATGATCGATAGTTTGAACCTTGATGTTGCCATCTGGATCATATGTCCACATGCATGACATGCGAACAATTTCTGCCAATCGCTTGCTCATCTTCTTTGAGTTCTTGATCACAAGACCAACCTCATCGAGTCCAGCAAGCCAAGTATTCGTACGTCCACGACGGGGCTTCACACCTTTGATCCGTACTGTGTACTGATCTGATGAGTTGCTCCAACGCAGAACTTCCGAGTTGGCTAGAACCGGCAGAGCTGTAGGATCCTGTGAAGGAACCGCACCATGCCATTGTTTTTGGATCTTTCGCACTTCGATCCGGTAAAGATCCGGAAAGAATTGCTCCAGAAAGGCGGGCCAATAAGGACCACCATCGAACTCCTCAAGAACTTTATCGTTCTCAAGGAGAGGAAGTGCAGTGATAAGCCGGAACCAGCTATCATTGCGTTTGACAATACCATGAAACATGATACTCTCGCTTTCTGTTGAATTGGAGGCTTCAACATGGCCTTTTGTTTTAGTGGATAGGTTCTAGGTTTATGGCCTAGGATCTACCCATAAAAAGAAAACCCTCCTAAGAGGGTCTCCTTTTCTTCCAACAGAATACTGTTAGGTATGGTCCCGTTGAATCCAACGACTAAAGGATGTCTCCATCTTCTTCGCCATTGAACCCTTCGAGGAGCTTCCGCAGTTCTTCTGAGATGCCCATCGATGATCCGATGACGTCCAGAGTTCCTCCGTTAGCCCAGCATGAAGCCTTGAAGCCTGTAACAGCGACACCATCTTTGGTGACGAAGTTGTTTGGCTTGATATCGGTCAATGTGAATTCGTCACACTTTACGACGAGCTTCAACCCAGCTGCCTTTGCTGCTGCAAAAGATGATGCCACGGTTGCAACCTTGTCGGGGAAGACTGTCATCTCCACCTTGAGATTGGCCAACATGTCCTCAGAGACTCCCTTTGCAGAGAGTACATCCTTGGCAATCCCAATCAAGACGGTGTGAAACATAGTTCCATCCTTCTTTGAGTAGGCGCGTGGTGCTGTGTTGACGTACAAGTACGCCTGCTTTTCTACTGACATGACAACCTCCAAGTTGTATGTTATAGGTGAATATTATTGTTTTAACACGATGTACTCACATCACCGTGCCCACACTTTAATTATCGTATCTCTCGATATGATCTGGCAGTAAGCACCAGGTTCTTCCTGTAGTTTCGGCTCAGGCCCCTAGGATAAGATCTAAGATCTACCCATAAAAGAAAAACCCCAGGGGATTGCCCTGAGGTTCTTCTTGACAGAGTATTTATTACACACCCCTGACTGGTGTGAGCACATGTGGCTATTCCAGGTTACTTACCTGGTAGTGTGAAGGTTTGCCCTGGTTGCAAGTTAACAGAGCCAATTTGTTCTATAATAGAACTCATGGCACCATCCTTGTTCCCAGTGCAATGCTCTTGGATTATGTCCCACACAGTGTTGCCGCTTTCGACAACAATGATGGAACCATCACAAGAAAACCTTTCGTTTGACTCAAGTACTTTGACAAATCCGAAGATTCCCAAAGCAGCAAGAATAAAACTTATAATGGTTTTATGCATGGATGCTTTCCTCCTTTCTAGATAGATGGCTATCAAGCCTAAGATCTACCCATAAAAGAAAAACCCAGGAACTGACCCTGGGTTATCTTTTGCGAGATTGACATCAAGCATTGTAGAAAAGCTTAATAAAGCCTTCTTCAATTTCCTTCATAGGAAGAACTTCAATTGAATAAAGATCATCCGCAAAGAGCTTGATGTATCCACCTTCTTGGGCAACGGCTTGTAGCTCTTGCATCCCAATAGGGATACAGATGTACATACCGTTTGGTAACGATACCAATGGGTGCTTCTGGTCTTCCAGATAGCACCTGTCTAGCACTCGGCTATGTGCCTTTGTGCATGACATATGTACTTCAATAAGGGTGTCGCCCTCAAAGAAGAACACATGGTACGTATCCCCCGAGTAAATGGTTACCTCGTTCATATTTACTCCTTTCAACTAGTAAATAAGGGTTGCATACACCTGAATGGTGCACGTCTAAGTAGCTATAACACTACCTATAAAAGAAAAACCCCCTAACTACACTGGATGTGCAGCAGGGGGATAATCCTTCTTCAAATGCAACTAAGCAGCAATACCAAAGTACTTCTTAGTTGAATCTGTTACATGGCAATTGTTACCAGTAGTACTCTGGATGTAGCGCCATGATGATAGGGCATCGTAACTGTGTATTACAGCCACGTTGCGGACGATACCCAGTTCAAAACAAATGATATCATCATTGACACGTACGTACCAATGGTTACCGTTTTTATAAACCAGGTTGCCATCTTGGATATGCTTCTTCACCGTATTGAACGCAGCATGGTACTGCATCTCAGATGTGTGAACATACCCATCACATGCCATAAGGAAGCGTTCCAGGCTACTTGCTGTACTATAGCAGTTGCTTGGTACGCCGGTATATGTAGGCACAGGCACAGCAAATGCGTGCTCAGTAGTGGTGTCGATACATACATTGTTACCGTATGTATCTACTATGTACCACTGGGCACCGTTGCCATGCATGTACCTGCCATTCCTAGCAGCATGTATGATGGTCATGAATGCACGAAATTGTGCATTGTTTAGTTTTGTTGTGATGTCAGTCACTCCTTCACTACTCACTATTTGCGTAACAGGCATGTGAGTCTCCTGATGTTGTGTTAGTTATCAATACTTTCTATTGATACATGCTCATCATCAACGCATGGGTTCTTCATATGATAACGGCATAAGCACCGGAACAGTAATGTGTCAGGCATAAGGGGTGGTATACCCCCGTACCCTCGTTAAAGTTTTCTAACACGAATACTATTCACTATTACCACCCTATAAATTTTCCCCTACTTTTTAACCCCCTTAGTTTTATATGTGTATATAGGTTTACATAAACTTATATGTCCTCAAGATTAGAAACAAAACCCCCTCAAGATTAGAATCTTCAAATACCATTCGCTCTCAAAAATTTTTCCCTTAAAAATTCTCCCTAGGAGTTGCTAACACACAAAACCGCTGATAAGTTATCTCTCAAGTCGGAAATGGCCGGCAAAACAAGACAGAAAGTAACTACAATGACTATAGATCCAGAAGATATGACACTAGAAACTACAGATACCTTAGAGACATTCTTGTCTGATTACATGAAGTCTGACTATGACTCGTACAGATCAGCCTATGGTGACACCGACTACGATTCAGACAACTACGGATACGATTGCTAATCAATCCCCATACACTAATAAGAAAGACCACTCACTAATGAGAAATCCAACAATGCCAAATAATATAATGGTAGGCTCAGAGAAGTTGTTCAGAACAAAAGCTCCCTGGAGACTAAATAGTTCCTTCATAGGACAGCTATCTAAAGATCACAGATTATTATTGTTTAAAACAATGTTCTCAGACACGCAATACAAACATAGCCTGAATGTTAATAGAATATCTAAGAACCTATATAATATCTCACAGACTAATCATGAACACCTGACTTTTATAGGACTGGGTCAAGATACACAAGTATTATTAGATTTGTATACTACCTATGGATTCAAGTTTGATACAGCTATACTGATTAACAATACTGTACCAGTACACAAGCTGGACCCTCTACTTGCTTCTTGCGCGGTCTATAACTTTTGGACTAAAGATATGGGCTTTGATAACCATATTGAGTGGGCAGAAGTCAACGAGTACGTAAAAACAAAAATTCCAGCTCACCTCTCGAACAGATTAGCTCTAGAAGTGGCTGGATGTTTAATATATGAAAGATACGAACAAACGTATCTTGAGAGCAACTACTCTAAGATATTATATGTTTAGTCTTCGTAATCACTAGGGTTGAATGTAAATACATTTGGAATCTCTTTAGCTAGTGATCTAACAACTTGTTCTTGAGATTGTTTAGTTAAACTCACTAAGTCTTCAACGATATCCCATTGAGCAGTAGTAAAGACGGCTAGAGTAATCTGGCCGTCTTCTTCTGTTGTTACGGTGATGACAGAGTCTTCCATATCAGGAATGTCGTCTAGACTAATTTGAAACTCCCCTGAAGCATTGGTCATATCACCAGACACTAGAATTCTCTTCATCAGCTCTATGAAATATTCCATATTGGGACTCTTTCTGCTAGGAGTTGTGTATTAATTTAAAAAAAAATAAACGCCCGAATTTTTTAGGCGCGGTTTTGTTTAACCAACAGGTGGCGTAGGTGGTATATTGCGTGAAATGTCGTAGGTACTACTCATTTCTTGTAAAAATTCATTTACAGACTTTGAACCAATAGGGCTCAACTTTCTATCTGGAATTACTCCAGAAGCACGCACCATTGGGTTACTTGAAAACCTGTTGTAAAGGTTTTGGCGAAAGTCTTGTTCATGTTTAATTACTTTTTCCATTTCTTCATTATATCTATCTGATGTACTAAGAGAAGTAGATTGTCCCAAGCTCGCTTCTAACGTATTTCTTGGTCCTCTATAGGCATCTATGTCTAAGTCAAAACTAGCAAGAACTTCTTGATCACCAAAGACTGACTCTCCTCGATCTACAAAAGTATTTTTTGTAACATACTCAGGATCAGCTACTCTTGTTGTTCTTGCAGCTCCTTGCATTTCAATAGGGTTACCTCTTGTAAAATACATAGTATAATTACGGTCTTCTGGTCCACTAGGTTTATTAGCTGCAGATCTTTTTGCTGCTACTGCATGAGAAAGACCAGCATCTACTTGATCTCGTCCTGTAGAACTTTGCGGGATACCAAAGGCATAAGTGGAGCCTGGTGGAGTAAATTGTGTACTGTCATACATTGTTCCAAGGTTGGTCCCTGCGTTGCGCATCTCTTCAATGTCTTGAATTGTTGTTAGGTCAGGTCTGTGAGAAACATGTATACCATAGCCTTGGCCAGGTTCTAATGGTGCAAGTTTTCTAGGATTTTTTATCGCTGTACTAGATTGTTTATACATTGCTTTTATTTCACCAGAAGAAGGTTGAACAGTACGAGCCATTGGCTTAACTGATCTACTTACCATTGACTGAGCTGATGCTAGTCTTTTACCGCATTGATCCCTTTGGTGCAGAGGCAACACTCATCATATGCGTATACATATTGCCGAATGTTGTGCCTCTACCCATGATATCCCCAATAAGTTATTGTGTCTATAATAGTAATTTAAAAATCTTCAGATTTGCGTAAATCTTTACGAATATCTTCTAAAGCTTTTTGAACTTTATCTATTCTGCGATCAAGCTTTTCTATAAAGCCATTTGAGAACTTGAAGTTAAGATTCAGAGACATAGCTGCACCCTCAAAGGCAGAGTACTTGACTATTGCGCCTTCGCTACCAAATTTTAGCTTCTTGTTAGATTTTTCAGTCTTTTTTTTGAATTGATAAATATTATCAGTATCTCCTGAAAAGTATTTATAATATTCTTTGTAAAATTCTTCTTCATTACTCATTGTCTATGATCTCCGTCCATTTATCGCCACATTCTCTACATTCAACGAATAGGCATTTTTGTTCTTGCTTTTTGCCCGGCTTGATAATAAAGTTAGTTGGCACAGGGCAGTCTGGACATGGTTCTATGTCAAATTTATTTGGCTGCATCTTTAATCTTGTTTTTTATCTCATTAAACAGTTCTGTGTTCTCACGCAAGTTTGTTATTGCGTTTTCTCTACCTTGCGCAAAGAGTTCACCTTCTTGGTAAATCCACGCACCTTTTTGCGTAAAGATTCCTTGATCCACTGCCACATCAAAAACACATCCATGCTCATCGATTCCTTTTCCATAAAATATATTGAATTCTGTTATCTTCATAGGGGGTGCCATCTTATTCTTAATGATCTTAACCTTAGAAGTAATCCCAATCGGTATTCCAGCTTTATCTTTAATATCTTCTTTCTTGCGAATGTCGATACGTACAGATGCTGCGTACTTCAATGCCATACCACCCGGAGTAGTCTCCGGATTGCCAAACATTATACCAATCTTACTTCTTAATTGGTTAATGAATATAATAAGAGTTTTATGCTCATTAGCTAGTCCAACAAGCTTACGCAAAGCTTTTGACATCATGCGCGCCTGCAAGCCCATCTGGTTGGCTTCCATATCGCCCTCAAGCTCTGCCTTAGGGATTAAAGAAGCAACTGAGTCTACTACTACCAAACCGATCTCACCGGTCCTAATAAGCTTGTCTACGATCTCTAACCCCTGCTCGCCATAATCAGGCTGTGCAAGAAGTAGCTCATCTAGATCTACGCCAACAGCTTGCATATAGATTGGATCGAGGGCATGCTCTGCATCTACGTATGCACAACGAATGCCAAGCTTCTGAGCTTGCGCAACTACCGACAAAGCAAGTGTCGATTTACCAGAAGACTCTGGTCCAAATACTTCTACTACTCTACCTTTTGGTAGACCACCAATTCCTAATACCTTATCAAGCGATAAGGCACCTGTTGGAATTGCGGGCCATTTTTCAAAGTGAGAAGAACCTAATCTCATTACAGATCCGGCACCAAATTGTCTTTCGATTTGAGCTATGGCCAACTCAAGTTGTTTTGATTCATCCATTGATATATTCTACCACAGCTGATTTCTTAATGATAGATTTAGACTCAATGGCTTTTATTTTATCTATCACTTGCTCTTTTGCTTGTTTCAACTGCCAACGCAATTCGTAGTCTGCAGCAAGTGTTCTTTCGTTGATTTGTTCTAGCAACCTATACAGTCTGTTTAGTTCTAATTGTTTTTGGTTCTTTTTTTGCAAGAGAAAAACATCTTTCGTGATATACTTTGGGACAACAAATATAGCACAGAAGCGCAGGAATAACAACATATGAAAAAAGTAGAGTTTGATCTTGATTATGTCAGAGCAGTAAAACTATTAAAGACAAAGATTAACACTCCGTATGATTTAATTAGATACTGGGCATTCAGTGGTCCTTGTTTAGAATCTCATCCATCAATAGAAAATATTTCCGAGTAGGATTTGACAATCACTGTGCAGTGGGGTGTATAATCTGTATACAGCAGCCCTTTCTAAACTATGGGTTAGCCGTAGCCTGCAAAGCATACACGATAGTTTAATAATACTACGTGTATCAATACACTATACTGTACGGGTGCTTAAAATTATTTTTAAGTTACTATAGGTTAAACGACCTAGGAGTTAGTGTATGAGAATATATCAAATATTCTTTCCAGAATTAGCAACGTATGTTAAGTTTAAAGTTCTGGACCCAGAAGAGATCCAGAGTTTCTTGTCGACATGCCCTAAAGTTGATACTGAATTAGAATTTAAAAAATTTAAGAAGAATGTTATTGAGCATTTTATTTTTAATTTAAAGAATGAAATCTCTGAATGTTTACGAGCAATGTCACGCAAGTCTGCTGAAAAATGCATAGATGCAGTATATGCAGGCTGTGTAATGTTAAACCCAGGTTTGGATATAGACCGGATGGATTAACATTGCTTACGATGCACCAATGCATATTAATCCATTTCTATTTGATGATGACGAAGACTTAGTATCTAATGCCTTTCTAGATACAATTAAAAACTTTAGAAACAAATTTCCTAAAGTAGACGAAAATGACCTGCCAGTATCAGGCAATGCTAAGGAAAAAACAAAAGTTAAGCCTAAACAGATTACTAAGCAAAAGTTTCTTGGTTTAGAGCCTTATCTTAAGAATAATATTATTGGCCAAGAGAATGCTGTTAGTGCTTTAATAAGTGCCTTAAGAAGATCTCAAACTGGATTACATGACCCAGATAGGCCATTGGGAGTTTTTCTATTTGCCGGATCTTCCGGAGTTGGAAAGACACACCTTGCTAATGCTTTGCATAAATATTTATTTGGGTCAGACTATCCAATGGTAAGAATTGATTGCGGAGAGTTTCAACATAAACATGAGAACCAAAAGCTAATAGGTTCTCCTCCTGGTTATGTAGGACACGATGAAGGTGGACAACTAGTTAATCTAGTTAAAAAATATCCATCAACTGTTGTTCTACTAGATGAAGTAGAAAAAGCTCATCCAGATTTATGGAATACTTTTTTAAGAGTTTTTGACGATGGAGTATTAACTGATGGCAAAGGTGAGATTGTAGATTTTAAAAATACAATTATTATTATGACCACAAATCTTGGAAATGATAAAACATCTGAACATCTACTTTCTGGTGGAGCTGGATTTACTAAGGACGTTAATTATAAGATTGGTACAAAAATAGTTCCAAATAGGTCAATTGTTGAACGTAATACAAATGACGCAGTTAAAAAACACTTTAAACCAGAATTTTTAAACAGAATAGACAAAACTGTTATTTTCAACTATCTATCAGATGAAGACTGTTCTAAGATAGCTCAACTAGAGATGTCCGTCATAGCTGACAAGCTTTCTAAAAAAGGATTCTCAATGCAGTATAATGACAACGTTATTTCTGGTCTGATAGCACAAGGTATAGATTCAATCAAAGGAGCTAGAGGTTTGGCACAAATAAGAAGAGATAAAATAGAATCTCAGCTAGCGGAATCGATAATGGATAACCCATCTCCTAGAGGTTCTATATTTCAAATAGATTATGAAGATTCTATATTTAAGTTTAATGTTATTAAGCCGTCTAAAAAACAGGACTTAATAAAAGAAGTATAGTTACTATAAAGTTGTAAATAGTTTAATTTAGGAGATAATCATGGCGATAGGTTCATCAGTAGGAGCTAAAGGGCTCATGTCAACAGCTAGAAGTAGTATCAAACAAATTGGATACAAAAGAGGTGCTGCAGTTGCAGCTGGCGTAGTTGGTGCAGGAGCTATCATGAGAAGAAGAAAATCTGGATTAGACAAAACTTCAGGAAGACCAACTGGAATAAGGAATTACTAAAATGGCTAGACTTAACTCAATGTACAATTCCATTGGATCTATGGCTACGAAAATGTTGCACGGAACACAAGCTCGTTCAACAATAAGAAGCGTTGGCGGTTTTGCTGCTTTCAACAAAGCAGGTGGCAACTTAGCAGCAATTGATATGGCAAAGAATATATCGACTGGTAAAAAAGTAGTTGGCGGAGCTGCTGCGATGGGCATGATGGGCATGGCAAATAGGCCAAGTCCAGTAGGTGGGTATAATCCAAGAAGGCCAGTTATGTCAGTTCCCCAAAACGGAAGGCCTATATAAAATGAGTAATTGGGAAAGTTTTATTAATGAGTCAGGTGATTTTGAATTGCCTAATTTCTTATATAGAACTATCAATGATTTAATGAAACAATCTTTAGATATGGGAACTCTATTATCTGGAGATCAACATAAATTAAGAGCCTACAAAGAACAGACTAAAAAAATGTTTAAAGCACGTTGGTTTGAAATAGCCAAAGCTCTTGAATTTTTTAATATAATAGATCCATGCATTTGTTCTCTTAGTGAAAAAGAACTATATTGTGATGTTTGCAAAGGCGCAAGATTTATAATTAGTTCAACGTTAACAGCTGACGAAATGAAAGAAGTTGGTTTCTTCTTTAATGCAGCAGACAACGTTGACATAGTTAACAAACTTCAAAAAAGTCTTAATGAAATATTAATGGATCGTTAAATGTGTTATGTCCAAGGTGTGATTCTAAGTTAGAAAACATCGTAGAGTTCTTTATAGAAGAACCTAAATTTATATATACAAAAGAATATTATTGTACTAAATGTAAAAGTTCTATGATAGAACATTTTAATAACAATGGTTTCTATGCAACAGAGTGGATTGATTTTAATGTCTAATATAGAAAAAGCAAATAATAAAAATGGTTTTATGAAAGAGTTTGAGTCTTTAAGACCAGATCTTTTTTTTCCAGATCATTGGAATGAAGAACAAGTAAATAAAGCAATAGAGTTGGTTCGACCACAAAAAACAAGAACAGCTATGTTCTCATCTATTCCAATGAATTGTGAGGCAGAGAAATGCATTTATGCCTCAACCTGCCCTTTGTTAAAAGAAAACGTTGCTCCCAAAAATAATCCATGTCCAATAGAGATGTCGATGGTTTCTCAGTTTACTACTGAATACCTTGATCAATTAGATGTTAATCCAAACAACCTTGTGGAAGTTTCAATGGTTAGAGATTTAGTTGACCAAGAGGTTCAATATATGAGAAAAACAAAACTTCTTGCCAAAGAACATTTTATTCAAGAAAACGTTATTGGAGTAGATCAAGATGGTCAACCAATACTTAAAAAAGAATTACATCTCGCGGTAGAATTAGAAGATAAATTACATAAGCGTCGCAAAGATCTTAGAAACCAACTACTTGCAACTAGAGAAGCTAAAGCTAAAGTTGGTCAAGTACAACTTGATACAGCACAAGCAATTTCGGATATTATTAATAAAGTTCAATCTATAGAGAATCAAAGAGAAAAGATTCTTAGACAAAAACTTGGCACTTATGAAATAGATGATTATATTGAATCTCAGGAAATAAAGGATGAGTAAATACGAAGATATAGTCAATATGTACCACAAAATATTTGGTGGCGAGATAGAAGAGATTAGACAACAAGTAATTAGAAATGCAACTATTGGAACTAATAGTATGTCTAACGCTGTTTTGGACATGGCAAAACCAAGAGAAACAGTAATGAGTAGTCTAGATAATCTTGAAGCTTCTTATAGAAAAGCATTACTGGCAGAACTAGAAATGTCTATTTCAACTAAAGAGAAAAAGTTAACAATTGAAACAGCAATGTCAGCTCCAACCATGAATTTAAGTCTTATTTCAGATAGAGCAAAAAGAGAAGAATTGAATACTTTATGGCAAGACATTACTCTAACGGGGGTTAGGGAAAATCTAGGACTACCATCAACCGTAGTTCCATCTGGGAACATTAGAACTGAAACCGCATACCTCAATGTTCCTCAACCTTTACCGGGGGATCCTGTTCATCCTTACTCTACTTTGATGTCTGGTAGAGCAGTATCTGTATCTAGAGTAAAAAGTGGAGAAAGAGCCATGACAGTTTCTGGATCTAGTATACCAACTAGAAAATATTTAGAAACAATGATGGAAAGACAAGATCCTGCACAGTTTATTCAAAATGCAATAGATCAAGGAAGAAAACTTACTTTCATGACCTCTGATATTGAGACTGGTGGAGTTGGCCCATATGATTTAGCTAGATCTGTTTTTGGACAAGTTTACGAAATGCCGACTGAAGTAGCAGGAACTGATGTTTCTACAGCAATAAAAGGACTTGCTCCAACTGGAGACACTTTTGACTTTCATATGCTTTTGCCAGAAATGCAAACTCTAACAAGAGGGCAAAGGGGTGGACTACCTAGTGTCCAACTTGGGGGACGTTTGGCAGATATTGAAACTGGAAGATTTTTAGGAGGTGGAAGAACTGCAGCTGGAAATGGAAGAATATTTGATCTAGCAACCCAACAAGGAAGAACACAATCCGCTGCAGAGTTAATGGGATATTTTAAAAAATTAGTAAATCCAGATACAGTATTAGTTGGTAACAACTTTGTAAAATTCGACATACCAAAATTGGTTGCTACCGCATCTACTCTTGAAGAGTTTATGAAAAATCCAGAAGCAAAAACAATTCTTGAAGCAGTGCAAGAAAAAGCTGGAAGCGCAAATGTTATAGACGTTACAGATTTAGCTAGAAAACATTTGTCTGGAAAAGTACAAGAAAGAATGGCAGCTGCAGCTAGATCAGGTCTGCCCGATGATATCCTTAATGAAGGATTGACGTCTTTATTGTCACCTGAAAGTTTAGCTAAAGCAGGAATAGAAGCACAAGGCGTTAAGCCTTTTGGTATTGAAAACATAGTTACATCAACAAATGTTTTAGAGTTAATGTATCAATCAAAAGACCCGCGCATGAGAGCAGCAGTTGAAGAATTATCCAAAGGGTCTCACGTGTCATCATTGGACGCAGCTTTATCTATGGGCATATATCAAAACATTGTAAGTGGAGAATTAGACATAGTAGATCAAGCTAATAGATCGACAGTACCGGAAGTGGTAAGAGCATTAAATGCAGTAAGTAGAGCTAGTGCAACCGTGCCAACTTCTAATATAGCAAGTATGGGGGAAGTATCTGATCAAGTATTTAGTTTTCTAACTGATAGGTCTGGAGCTTCGAATAGAACCTTGTTGGGGGCAAGAGTACAAACTATTGATGCATCAACAGGGCAAGTAGATGGATTTATACATTTTAATCCTAAAATTGGCGGATATGAAAAGGTCAATTTAGATGCAAGTAAAGCAATGGATACAACAACCGGAACCACTATCATTCCAGAGATAGTCGCTAGAAGTAAAATCAGACAAGCAATGTCAGAACAAACAACAATTACAAATCCAGATGGATCTACTTACATAGAATATGGTTCAAAAGTTATATCTTCTGGCATAAATGTTGCAGAAGCAAGTCAGATGGAATCTACATTAGCAGCTGTCTCAAGATTTTCTGGACTCCCAACTGTTGCAAGAGGTCCAATGGGATTTTTGGCGACTGAAGCAGACGAAGACGCATTTGCTGCGTCTATGATTGCAACAAGAAAACATATAGGATTTCCACATTTAAGAGATCAGCCTAGTTCAGTAACATCAGGTCCTGGAAGACTTGATAATAATATGCTAAAACGTTTTGATGTTCCAAGCGCAACAGAAATGGCAGCAGCACAAGATGCGGTTTATCAAGGCGGTGCAGGACTAGCAGTTTTAGACCCTGTAATGAGATCTAACTTTGTTGCGCTTTCAGCACAAACGGCTCATATTCCTTACGAGGGAAAAAAAGTAGAAATGGCTAAAGAGATAGCCAAAAAAGCAGAAGCACAAAGAGCATTAGCTGAAGGTAGAATTGTTACCGATGCTGAGTTAGATGCGTTTGTTTCTTCACTAAACGATGACCAAATACAAATTATTAATTTAAGAGCAATAGAAAGTTCTCGATATTTATCAGAACAAACAATGATACACGTTCCAACAATGAAGACAACGAGAGTAGTAGATAGTGCAGGACAAGCAACTAAACCATTAATATCTAGATCGCTTCTTTCTGAAATGGTAACAAAAGACTCTTCTGGAGCAACAGTTCCGATTGTTGATTCTGCACTTTGGAAACAAGCAGGATTAGATACAGCTACTTTTTCTATAGTTAAACATGACGACAAAAATATAGTTAACTTAGTTTTAGGAAAAGGTAGGATGAGTAGTGAAAGTGCAACTGAATTTACTAACTCGTTATTAGCAGTATTGAGAGATAAAGAAAAAAACAGAACAGCTGAACAACTTGTGAGTGATGGGTACGCATCTACAATAAAAGAAGCACAGGTTCTTAAAAGTTTATTATCAGGAAATGGATCAAGTAAAGAACAACAAAGGGAATTCAATCAACAGTTAGTTGATAGACTAATGGAGTCTGGACCTGTAGTAGGTGCTCTAGAAGGCAAAGATGCAGCTGGTCCCAAAGTTATTCTTGAAGCTCTTGGTTCGGAAATAAATAACGATCAACCAGCAATAGCAAGAGGAGCTGTTTTTCAAATGCAGAACCTGGGTCAAGAAACGATAAGTATTTCGGGTGCTCTTCCACAAGCAGCACAAGATCAGTTAAATTATGTAGGAGGCGCAGTATCAGCACAGACTAACGCAGAGTTAGCTGGTGGGCTTATGGACACTCATTTGCAAGCTTTGGCAAAAGCAGAAACTAGTTCTACATTTAGAAAAAAGTTACAAACAGCTTTCAGTAGAGCTGGAGTAGATAACGGAATACTTGGAACTAGTATTGGAAGAAATAGAGTAGCTAGAGATGGAGCAATTTTAGAAACTCTTGCTAAAGTTAAACCAAAATTAGCCATGGGCGCAATAGCTGTTGGAGCAGCGAGTGCTGGTTACTATTTAGCTAAGAGAAATAGAACAAACAGGATGTATGATGAAGTAATGCATCAACAGCCATATGAAGAACAAGGCCTTGTTCAAGACGCTAATTCTGGAATTCAACAAGATAATCAACAAACCAGTGCAAGAAGAGATCCTTTAGTAACTGCCGGCGTTGTTGGAAACTTAGATAGAAATAAAATTGGACACACTGCAATGGGTCCAAATAAATACAACCATCTTTACGGAGGATAACCCAAATGCCAGTAAGCGCAAATTCAGTAAGTTCAGGCATAGAAGCTGGTATGGGGCTATTGGATAAGATAGGTTCATCCTATGTTGGACAAGTAGCCAAAGATGTTATGAGATCAAAGTCTGCTAAAGGAGCAATACTTGGTGGATTATTTTTAGCTGGGGTTGGAAAAGAAGTAGTAAGACCAAGCATTAAAGCTGGTATGGATGTAGCTTTTGATGACCCAAATGCAGATCAAAAAGTATTAGGAACAGACTTAACTCCTTCAATGTTGATTGGTGCCAATGTTGGAGGCCCCATAGGAGGCCTTGCAAGGGGGCGTAATGCCTACAGATTCGGAGTTGGTGGAACTGACCCATATACTGCTCAAAAGAACGTAGGAAGAGGAGGAGCAGCTCTTGGTGCTGTTGGTGGCGGTATACTGCGGATACCTAAAATCTGGAAACAAAGTTAAAGGAGCTATAATGGGCGCAGCTGCTGGCGCAGCTGCTGGTAACGTAGCTGGTAGAGTAACTGGTGCAACTGGATCTTTAATGTTTGCTAAAAACTACGCACAAACAAATGCACAAATATTAAACGAATCTCCTTTTTATAATAAATCTCTGATGACAGCAGACAGAATGAATGCTAGCGGAAATATTGTTCTTGGCGCCCATAATACAAGAAGAGGTCAATACTAATGGCTGGAATGGATAATTTTTCTCAACAAGTTCAAAGTGGGGCTCAGGCACCACAACAAGAATTACCATTGGCAATGAGGGCATTGAATGCTAATCCATTTTCGTTTAGTCTTACTGCTCTGGCAGGACATAACATTGGTAGATTTACAAACACTATGTTCGAAGGTGGATTTCTAGACACCGCTACTGGAGCAAGTGGAAAAAGATCTGCAGTTAAAGGGTTTTTAGGAAGAAGAACAGGTGCTTACGCTGGTAATGTCATGCAGGATAATAGCGCATATGCTATGGGTTCTGCATTTAGAAAGAATATGCCATCATTTACTGGAAAAATGGGCAGAAACTTTGAACAAGGTGGCAGAAAAATAAAAGCGTTAGCAGCAAACACTCCACTTAACCCATTTGGTATAAGAAGATTTGATTCTTTAGCCAGACTTGCTGGAGACACTAGTCGAAAAGAAGTATATACACCATTCCAAGCAACAGGTATGATTACGGAAAAAGTTTTTAATTCTAAAGGAAAACTTGGAAAAGTTTTTAGGGGTAGATTTGCAGATGAACTTAGTTCAACCGGTCAAGTAGCAGAAGGAAAAACTCTATACAGTGGTGGTGTTTTTGGTCGAATAAATACCATGGGCAAAATTATGGACTATGAAAAACAAGTTGATGCCTTTAAGGCATTAGGGCCAAGAAATCCAGCTAGTTACTCTAGGGGTGAAGCTAGAATAGCCAGAAGATCAGAAAAAGCAGCTGCTAAATTAGCTAAATTAGATCAAAATATCATAAAGCTTGGAATGCAAACTGGAGCTGATTTTGCACAAGTTGGGGCAAATGTTACGACACCTTTTGGTGCAGTTGCTAAAACAGCAGCAGCGCAAGCCGACGAAATAGGAGCAGCTGCTCAAAAATTAGGAAGATTAAGAGCTGTGTCACAAACCTCTAAGGGATTTATATCTAGAAGAATTCTCGATTACACTGGAACAATGATGGGTGGTGGAGCTCAGTTTTATGGGACTAGAGCTTTTAATAATGTTGCAAATACATTTGCTAAAGCCATGGAAGGTTCTAAATTCGGCGGACTAGGGGCAGCAGCCTTGGATGATACGGCACATGGATTCAAGAAGGTTATGGGGATCTATGCCGCCGACGCTTCAGACTTACTGAAGTCTGGTAACATTAAAATGATTAGACAAACTGCTGGAAAATTAGGTATGGACGCTTTTGCTAGAAGAGAATTTGGCACTGCTGCAAAGATGGCTGTACATTATACAGGTACGTATGGAAAATTTGCCATGAAAGCTTTTAATGTTGTTGGTACAGCTAGCATAGTATATGATCTTGGTAAAGGCGTAGGAAAAATGATGATGGGAGGCGTCAATCTTGGTAAAGATGCGCTAAAATCTATGCAGGGAAGTATAAACAAACCATTATTTGGAGCAGGATTTAAAGACAATGAAGTTGCAGCAACATCAAGATCTAGAGGAGTTATGGCTATACAAAACTCAAGACTCAATGCAAGAAGTGCCCTTGGATCAGAGGGTGCTATGATGGCAGCACATTTTGGATAATATATGAGCACAACTTTATCATCAAGAACCAAAAAGTTTAGACAAGATTTAGAAAAATTATCTAGAGAAGATTTATTAGAAATAATAAAAGATCAAGACATAGAAACATTCAAACAAATAAATAGAATTGAATGGGTTTTTCAAAATAAATTAAATCATTTAAACTGGGCCGATGGAACCACAATAACGGAACGTCCATTAACCAATAAAGAGTTATCATTATTGGTAGACGAACCATTTGATCTTGATATGGATCTTTTGGATCTAGGAATCTCTGGAGAGCAACAAAGGCAAATACATATAGCTAAAGACCCGTGCGTGTGGGCAAGACAATTCTTGCAGGCAGAAACAAGAGTTTATCAAACTCTAATATTAAGAGATCCTGCATTAAGAAAAGTTCTAAGAGCTGGTCGTCGTCTTGGTAAAACTTTTAGTATGGCAGTTTATTTGTTGCATTATAGTTACACTCATAAAGACGGAAGATGTCTTGTTATTGCACCAATGAAATCTCACGTTGAATTAATTTATCAAGAGATTTTAAGACTCGCATCTAAGAATGAAATTGTAATGAACTCTATAGTAAGAAAAGTTACAAGTCCTCAATTTATGATTCAATTCTCCAATGGATCAACAATTAGATTTTTTACATCTGGTATGCGTTCTGGTGGAAAATCAGACGTAGCTCGTGGTCAAGAAGCCCATGTTATTGTTCTTGACGAAATGGATTACATGCATGCAGATGACCTTGATGCACTGTACGCTATGCTTCAGAAAACAGCAGAAGACCAACCAGACAAAGTTTTGATTGGAGCTTCAACTCCAACTGGTAGAAGAGAACGCTTTTGGGAGTGGTGTAGGTCAGAAAGATTTAAAGAGTTTTGGTTTCCTTCATACTGTAATCCTTATTTTGCTAAAGAACAAGAGGATGAATTTAGAGAGCAGTATTCGGAAATAGGATACAGACATGAAATTGAAGCAGACTGGGGTGAAGACGCAGAAGGTGTATACCCAAGAAAATATGTTGATAAAGCTTTTATAGAACCAAACTGGAATTACGACGCTGAGCTAAAGTCAGCTAGATCTTTTCACGTAATAGGAGTTGACTGGGACAAGTATGGAGCTGGTACAAATATAGTTGTTTTAGAGGTATGCTCAGACACATATGAGGAAGAAAGATTTAGAAATAAAGTAAGACTCGCCTATAGAGAAGAAATAGAAAGATCTGAATACACATTAACTAAAGCAGTTTCTAGAATTGTTGATTTAAATAATATCTTTATGCCAAAACATATTTACGTAGACAGAGGATATGGAGAAGTCCAGGTAGAACTGTTACATAAGTATGGAGTGGAAAATCCACTTTCCGGATTAAAGCAAAAAGTTAAAGGGGTTGGATTTGGAGAGTCTATAGATTTAAGAGATCCATATACTAAACAGGTTGTTAAAAAAGAAATCAAACCATACATGGTGGATAACTTAAGACAATATCTTGAAAAAGAATTATTAATGATTCCAGAAAAAGATAATGAAATGTATATGCAATTGATATCTTATGTTGTATTAAGAACAACTCAAACTGGTAGACCAGTATTCGAAGCTGGAGGATCAGCGCAGGATCACGCACACGATGCACTAATTTTAGCCTTGCTTTCTATAACTCAAAACTATGGAGATTTACATAAAGCAAGGTATACTACAACTACAAGCTCATTTTCTAATACGTTCTTCATGCCAGGAAGTGGAGATAGAGAAGATGATGATACTGATGCAAGTAAAACAAAAGTATCAAACAGAACAGACTCTCTAGGTGCAAAGACATCATTAAGAAAAAGTTTTAGCAGACGTGCAAGTGCACCAATTAAAAGACAGGTATTTTAAAAATGGCAAACTATGGATTAGGAAAATCTAATGCAGTAGAGGATGTTTTTGCTGACCCATATTCTGATGTGTCTTCTTTTAACTCTGTAGAAAAAAGACTTAATGAAGCAGGTATAGAAAATTCTAATGGATTATTAAATTATACTAATGTTTCACAAATACCGATTGGACAAGTAAGATCCTACGTGTTTGATTGTGATCAAATTATTAAAAAATTAATTGAAGAATTAGATGATAATTTGCTTAAGGTTAATATTAATGCATACGTTTCTGTAGATATGGAAAATGCACATAAAGCAGTTTGGCAAGATGCTCAAAAGTATTATAATGATCAACAAAATAATGAAAACACATTTACAACCATGGAAGTAAAGTCTGCTCCAGATTTTATTTGCTACAGACAATATACATACGCGCAAGAGCACAAGTGCAGAGCTTGTAGAGAGTTTGTAAAGCAGTACGATATAGCTATTTCTCATACAAGTTTTGGACATTTAATAAGTCTAAAAAAAATACTAAACTACATTCATAGTGAAGTTTCAACAATAAAAAATATAGTCATATATTATTTAGGGGAAGAGTATAAAGATGAAACCGAAGGGGAGATTGCAAAACACCTCGCAGACTGGACAAAAGCAGTTACGCACTATACGAAGCAGTTTGCCAAAGAAATCACAAGCCAGCCAGTCTCAATTCCACAATCCGAATTGGATCAAGTCTCTAAAAAACAAGCCGCTCAATTCCAAGCTTTTTTTTCGATCAAAATAAATTCAATGTCTTCTGAAATAAATTCTATACTTGGCTTAATCAAAAGGGACTGCGTTGACCTAGGTGATATGTTCTATAACAATTATTTAGTTCCTGCAATGACATTTAAGTCTAAATTAATAGAACCAATAATGACAGACATTAATACGACTTCTTTTGCAAAAAATGCACCGATGTTGACTGGCGAAATGATCATTGCAAGCAATGCAATAATTGGAAATTTAGGATCAGTAACTACTGACCTTGTAGAAAAAAGATTAAATTTAGGCAAAAGAATGAGAGCCTATTTAGATCTTTTGAGATTAAAAAGAAGATATATTAATTATATAATTCAATTAGAAGATTTTGCTGCTCAAAGAACAATAGCATTAGCTTCTCCGACGGCAGATGACGTAACTAGATATAATGATATTTTTGATCAAATATATGTAGATAATTCGAAAAGAGAAAATCTTAGATCTTCACATAACGACCTAGATGATCTCGACGGAGATGCCCATCCTCAGTATTTAAGAGCTGACGGCGGAATAATAAAGGGCGACATAACCATCCAAAACGGGGCAAGGATAGATGGCGTTAGCTTAGCAAATCATAGTCATAATTTTGAAGATGGAAGCAATCCAATAAGTGCAAGCTCAATAGATTATCAATCTGCAAGACAAGATTATTATGATAACGTTGACAACAAGCCGTATTCAAACTTAGTGTTATCGGGTTTTGAATCTGTTAAAAAGATAGGTGGAGGACACGAATATAGTGCCACCTTTGAAATTGAGGTAGATGATGATAAGATTAGCACGTATGATTTTGAGATTCTTTACAAAGAGTTATAACAATGCCTTGGTTTAATTATTACACTACATCAGCTTTAACAACGTCCGTAAAGCCTCCTATTAGGAGATCAATATCTTTTCCAGCACTCGCTGACAACTTAAAGGTAAATGATTGGATTCACGCTCCATTGGATGAGTTAAATATAGGTCAAGTTTTTTCTTCGTCAAACAACGTTATTGAGCAGTCTTTTGATCAAGATTCATATTTAGTTACATATGAAACTGCAACATCGACAACTGCAACCTACTCCTACATTGACGCTAGTAATAATCTCTACTTTAGATCTTTAACAGATGTAAACGCAGGTTCAAGACCAGACGGCGCATATTATATCTACTATCATAGCGATAATATCCAATACATATCTTTAATTGGCAGTAACTATGTTAGAACAGTAAATCCATCTGGTTCAAACTTTATGGGATCTCCAACTGGCTCTGGTTCTAATCTTGTTAGCTACCATTCTCATTCTGTGGTAGCTGGATCTTCAAATGTGCGAGTATCTCAAATTACTTATTTGGGAGACCCAGGAATATGGGTTAATGGAAAAACACAAACTGTAGGAGCAAAAGTATTAGGAAACTTTGATGGTCCAAAGTTAATTATTTATGGAGATAAGGGTCCAGACAAAGGAAAAATAAACCTTAAAATAATTAAGACCTCTGCAACAACAAGTGGACAATCAGTAGTCTATGTCTCAAACGGTATAGACCTTTACAATACAAATGCTGTTGTAGATACTCCAATATTTACTATAGATTTAAACACGCAAACTTCCGTTACTGGGCTAAATGCATACGATGATTACTATGGTTCTTTTTCTTATGAGATTGAACTGCTTGCAACCAAGAATCAATCTTCTAGCGCAACTGGACTCTCAGTAACAAAACATACTTACAGTAAAAATTATAAACTTTCTTTCAATAAAGAAGAGATAGATCCTTCAATATCTTTTACGAGCACCGGAGTAATACGATGACAATTATTAAAAAAACAATTACACGGACTAAAGCCAGACGCTAACTATCTATTTGCTCTCAAGCCTAAGAATACTGAGATAGTAGCTGTAGATGATTTGCCAGAAACGATACGAGTAAAAACTCCAGCAGTTTCTTCGGTCCCATCAACTATAACTGGTTTTGGAATTTCCGCAAACTTTGAAACAGTAATGTTTTATTTTGATGCAGTTAACGATATTGACTTAGACTCATATGCATATCAGCTATATGATATTCCTAATCCTACAAGCTCAACTACACCAATAGCAAGTGGCAAAAACAAAGCTAACGTATTTACAATCTCAGTAACTAACTCTACTGATTCCACTCCTAAAACATATTACGGAAGAGTTGCTGTAGTTAATAGTGCTGGAACGGTTGGTACATATACCAGTTTAGTTTCATCTGGTGCAACGCCATTAATTGGAAATCAATATATAACTAGTTTGACCGCAGCAAAAATTACTTCTGGAACTGTTAGTGCAGCTGAAATTACATTAAGTGGAACAAACTCCGTTATTAAATCATCTACTTATGATGGATCGTTTAATGGAGCTCAATGGACAACCGGAAGTGCTGGGTGGTTGATATCTGGTTCTGGTCAAGCTATTTTTGATTCATCTCAAATAAGAGGTTCAATATCAGCGGCATCAATAAACTTAGACACGGATAACTATTGGGTTCCCTCTACTGTTGGTCCTCCATCTACTCCAATAAAATTTAAAGTTGGCAATGCAAGTAATTTTTTTGAATGGGACGGAACCAACGTAAGAACTACTGGAACGTTAATCACCAACGCTACAGTTTCTGGTGGAACAGTTGGAGGAATTAACGCAGGTTCTGGAGCTACTGCAAATAGGTTTTATATTGGCACTGGTACATTTAATAACGCAAACACAGCTTTTTATGTAGACAGTGCAGGGCAATTTTCTCTTAAAGACAAGTTTGTATGGACCGGAAGTGCACTAACAATTGCTGGCGACGTGACAATAGGTTCTCAAACTGCAACAGCAGTAAGTGCTGCTGTAACTACGGCAAATAACGCAGCAACTGCAGCAGCTACAGCACAATCTACGGCAAATGGTGCTCAGTCTACAGCAAATGGTAAAGTCAATCCAGCTGATGTATTAAACCATATTGGTGGAGCAAGTATTACAACAATATCTGGAGGTAAAGTTACTACAGGGACAATTTCTAGCGTAGACGGAACATGTCTCATAAACCTTGATAATGGTTCTATTAACTTTAGAAATAAATTTATTGTAGACTCAGCCGGAAATGCAAGCTTTAATGGAAACATTACTGCAGCTAGTGGAACTTTTTCTGGAACTTTATCAGGAGCAAGTGGAAGCATTACGGACAACTTAACTATTGGTAACAATGTCAGAATCAATGGAGCAACAGGTGACAATTCACAAAGCGTAGTAAAAATAAAAGCCGATGCTCAGAATGCAGGTAATCCAAACAACTATGGACGATGGCCTTTAAATGTAGTTAGTTCAGCTAATAATACTTGTCTTAGAGTTGCATCTGACGCAAGAATCGATATAGGAGAATCTGGTGGAGTTACATCTGAAGTTTATATAGATGGAACTTTATGGAAAAGTTCTGATATAAGATTAAAAGAAAATATACAATTAACAAATTTAGGACTTAATTTTATCAATAAATTAAGTCCTGTATCTTATAATCTAATAAATGAAAAAATAACGAAAAATCATTATGGATTCATAGCACAAGATGTTAAAAAGGTTTTAGAAGACTTAAATGCAGACTTTGCAGGATGGCATTTAAATGACAACGATGATAAAGAATCAACTCAGGTTTTAAGTTATGAAGAGTTTATATCCCCATTAGTTAAGGCTGTTCAAGAACTTTCGGCAAAAGTTGATGAATTAGAATCTCGTCTGGTATAATCTTATTCATGAATGAATCAAATTTAGACATTAACCTTATAGTTCAGTCTTTCCAGGAAAGAATTGGACTTCTAATAACAGAAGTTGTAGTTAAAGAAGCTACGATTAAGCAGCTCACAATGCAACTTCAGCAAAAGCAAGAACAATCAGATGGGTTCGATATGCCCGCAGAAACTATAAAGAAAGTAAAGTAATGACAAAAAAATCAGTATTGCCAGAAGAGCTGGCAGAACAAGTAGAAGAAGCTCTTGTAGCTGAAAAAGAAATGAATATCACCATTAAGATTACTAACTCTAATCTTTCTTACAAGAGTGATTTCACAGAACCAGAGACGGTTTTTTGGCTTGAAGCTATCAAAGATATTATTATCAAGAAGACGTTTCAAGAGTCCGAAAGACAAAGCTGAATTTAAGGAATAATAAACTGTACTATACAGTATTATCTTTAGAATTTGGAGCTAATTAGCTTATGGCAATACGTCAATATTTACCTTTCCAGAAGTCTGAGCTTTCTGAGTTTGATTTTGAATCAGCTCAGCTAGCTCCAGATAAAATTGGATCACTCAGCAAAGCGATGAGAGTCGCAGCATTTGCCTTGGGTTATCGTGGCGTAAACTATTATTATACTGGCAGAACTAACTTTGAACCTTCTCCATATAACTTTGATAGAATAATACAGGCAATAGACACTGACTCATATGTCAAGCAGGCAATGGCTAAATACCAGGACTTGTTTTGGAAAGAAGGTTGGCAGATTGTTGGAGAAAATCCAGAAGCTGTACAATACTTATACCAAAGAATAGACTACATGGAAATGGCTATGAGAAGGCCGTTTTTAGATTTTCTTATTGATTTATCTGATCAACTATTTAAATTTTCAAACGTATTTATTGTTAAAGCCAGAGCTGATTTAGCAGAATATTTTCCTAAAGCATTAGAGCCAGTAGGTGCTGCACAGCCAGTTGTTGGATATTATCTGATACCAACTGAGCAAGCAAGAATCTTAAGAGATAAGCACAACAAGCCAAAAGCATACTTACAGAGAACTAATCCAATGACGTATGCGCCTACGGACAGAGATCCTAAGTGGCCAGCTGAAAGTGTTATACATTTATTCTTTGATAGAAAACCAGGAAGAATATTTGGTACTCCATTCTTAGCAAACGTTTTGGATGACGTTGTCGCACTGAGACAAATTGAAGAAGACATTCAAAACCTAGTGCATAGAGAACTTTTCCCATTGTATAAGTACAGAATTGGAACTGCAGATCAGCCAGCTGAGCCGGAAGAAATAGATCAAGCAGCAATAGAGATTGAAAATCTTAGAGCTGAAGGTGGCTTAATCCTTCCATTCAGACATGATGTTGAAGTTATAGGATCTCAAAACGCAGCACTTGATGCATCAAATTACTTGAATCATTTTAAGGAAAGAGTTGCAGTAGGACTCGGAGTTGCACCACATCACCTTGGAATGAGTATGGGTGGTGGCAACAGATCTGCTTCAGAAAGATTAGATACAGCACTATACGATAAGATCAAACATTTCCAAAAGCAATTTGCTGAGATGGTAAGACTTAACGTTTTTAATGAATTATTATTTGAGGGCGGTTTTGATCCGTTAGTTAATCCAACTGAATCTTCTATATCAGACAGATGTTATTTTAAGTTCAACGAGATAGATGTTGATACTCAAGTTAAAAAAGAAACACATATAATACAAAAGTATGTCAACTCTCTTATAACCTTAGAAGAAGCAAGAATGAAGATTGGTGAAGATCCGCAAGTGGATAAAGAAGGTCTATTTATGTCGGCACAAGGTCAAGTCCAAATTGATGTCGGTTCCGCACAAGCAGATACTCAAGCAAAACTTCAAACCAGTAAAGATGTTGTAAAAGATGGAGACAAACAAACTCCAGCACCAAAAGGTCAAAGAAATATGCCTTCAAACAGAAAAGGCGCAGGCAATGTTATGAGACCACAAAATCAACAGGGTCGTTTAACCTCGCCTAATATTAAGAGATCAGATTCTGCCTGGGTTGGCATGGTTGAAAATCTTCTCGAAGAGCAGTATAATGTAGTGATAGTAGAAGACCAAGAACAACAAGAAAATGTGAATGAGGAAAAAAATGTCAATTAAAATAGTTTCAGATATATCAAAACAGTATCTGTTAAAAGAAGATGCAATTGAAGGATTCAAGATAGCAGTAGAAAATGGTCAAACACGTTTGGCTCTCCAAGTATTGGTAGATATCATTGATGGCATGATGGACATATTCAACTACGCCATGGAAGAAGTCTCAGAAGACGATGATATTATAGAAGTTCCGGTAACAGTATCTGCTTCTGCTCCAGCTGAAAAAGCTGTTGAGATAGCGGAGGTTATTGAAGCTGTTGAAAAAGTTGAAGATAAAAAAGTATCTCCAAAAAAAACAGCTGAAGTAAAAGAAGAACCTAAACAAATAGTAGAATAATGAAACTTATAATAGGATGTCCAATTTATAAAAGAGATTGGATTTTACCAATCTGGTTTGCATCGCTCGAAAGACAATCTATTCCTTTGAATAAAATTGGCTTTATTTTTGAAACTTCACCAGACGATGAAGCAACTGTAAGAATGTTAAAATTATGGAGACAGTATCATCCTGAAATTCCTTTATTTGAAATAAGGGAACGAAATGATATACCTCACTATAATCACGAAGACAACTCAAGACAGTGGACTATTTCAAAATATGAAAATATGGTCAATCTTAGAAACTCCCTTCTTTCAAGAGTAAGAGAACTTCAGCCTGATTATTATTTTAGTCTTGATTCTGACATAATACTAAAGAACCCAAATACATTAGAACTACTAATAGCACACGTTAATGATACAGCAGACGCAGTTAGTCCATTAATGTTTATGACTCCTTTTGATACAAAATATCCAAGTGTTATGAATTGGGCAGACGAAAAAGAGTTTAAAGGCTATAGAAAAAATAATTACCCCTTGGGAACTTATTTTAAATCTGATGTAATAATGGCAGCTAAAATGATGTCTAAAGACGTTTACAATAATGTTGACTACGAGATACACTCTCAGGGAGAAGACCTTGGTTGGTCAAAGAACGCAGCTTTAAAGGGTTATTCCTTATATTGTGCAAGTTATATATACGCTGCTCACATAATGCACGAGAATCTTTTGCCACAGTTTCAACAAATGGGTGACAAAAGAGAACTTATTACAATTTGAAAACTATATAAAAATATGATATCTTTATATAAAATTGTTTAATGTTATAAAAGTAAATTACTATATAT